TAAATGTTATATAACCTGAAGTCGCACCATTATTGTTAACACCTAAAATTTCTCTTGTATTTTGTGCACCGTCCATGCCTGTAACACCAGGTACACCTTGTATCCAAAATTGAGTTTCTTGGTTGATCGCAAATCTATATGACCCGCCACGTAATAAAGTAAGAGTAGGATTAAGAGAACCTGATGCAGTACCTAATGCTCTGATACTATATGCATTTGCTGTGTCTGTTACGATGTAATCAGATTCTGCAAACACAGTTGCACTAGCAACTGTAACTGCCGGGGGACCGTCTGGTATCCAGTAGTACTGATTAAAGTTAATTAATTTATCTAAGTCAGTAAAAGAGTCCCATGAATAAAATTGACTATTAAACAAACGAGAATTATCTAATGTTACTCCACCTTTAAGTTGTAATGCATCGATAAGTTCTGGGTAAGTTAAAAAATCTTTAGCAGTAGACTGATTTTCATTTAAAAATGCAGTACCGGGTGCAAGTTGATAATCTGTTCTTGTTTTATTAGGTTCAGTTACATAATAATCTTTTGCATTAACACCATAGCCAAATTTACTACCAACATAACCTTGCAAGGTGTCTGTTTTAGGTTCGTTGACTAACTGATCTAATGTTGCACCTAAAAACTGTGCATTGGTAGGGGTTTTAAATATCTCTGGTAAAAACTCTAATGTCCTGATCTTATGTGCCATATTTTATTTACAACCTTAAGACTGCATTGTCGCAGGAGTTAATGCTGGAACAATTACTATATCTTCTGTAGTAGCCGCATTTACAAATATTTCATACGGTCTACATTTAATTTCATATAAATCACCAAATAATTTTTCTGGATCATCTGAAACAAGTATAACTGAACTCACTAATTCTCCTATTTGTTCATGTAGATACGCACTTAATTCTGAAAAGAAAAAAGTATCGCCAAAATTCCAATTGTTGATATCAAAATAGTTGTCCATTGTTGCTAATACAGAACTTCTTATTTCACTATTAGATGCATTTGTTGACTGTGATTTCACCACTTTAATAGTTGCTCTTAATGATTGATCTGCTTTAGAGCCAAACAATGGCTTAAACGTTACACTATTTAATATAACTGAATCTGATAGCATTTTATAATTTTGCACTAAAGGATATTCAGTATTCAATTCATTTAATGTTGGTTGTTCAGGTTGTTTAACTGTGTCCGTTGTGTCTTTAATATAGTTACTGTATGCAGTATAGTATGATTGTGTTACTACATAAAGATCAATAATATTTGTTGTCGCCGGATCAATACGTGTGGTGTTATTAGCATTATGTCTATATTGATAGTCCAGTCCTTGTCTACCTGATTTAATAGAATAATCTAATTGTTCAGTCATAATATAATTAGGTGTTGTTATTGTAGGATCTTGTACTGACTTATAAAATTTGTTTTCATTAAATGCATAAAATAATTGTCCTACAGGGAATTCGTATTTGACAATTTCAATTTGATTTTTAGTTCCATAAGTATAAACAACATCTGTACTTGGTACGATTAATTGTCTGGTTAAATTAACTGGATCTGTTATTGTTCTAAAGAAAACATAAACGCCTGTGTTGGCTCCGTTATTTACATAACCAGTAATATCATTAAAGAAGTCTGGGTCTAATATTAATTGACCGTTATTAACATCAGTTGCGGCAACTTCAACTTGGAAGTCATTGACGTATCCATCACTTTCGACAGTTTGTCCTAATATATTAACTTTAGTGTCTGCGCCTAGTGCGGTTGCTGTATTAAACACTGTATTAATACCTAATACATTAATAAAGTCTTGTATAATTTTACCTGTAAACGGATCATATACTAATTCATCTTTGCTATAAGTAAATCTTGTATCTGCAACACTACCAAAATAATATGTAAGTGATCGGTAAGATACTGTATAACGATTGTTTCCTAAACTTGTAAACTTAACAAAATAATTTGCATTTGATGCAGAACCAATTGACCAACGTTCTTGGTTAACTAATAATGAATTATTAAAAATTAAAGTAAAGTCTTGTTGTAATTCAATTTTAAGAATTGCTTCTTGTATAATCGCAGAAGACAAAGAGTTATCAAATACAGGAATAAGTTCTGTAAGTATTACGCCATCGGGTACATATCCATTTACTGTTACTGGTCCTTGACCGTTTGCAAATGTTCCTTCTCCGTTATTATTACCATCACCTACAACATTTAATACTGTTGACCATATATAATTCTTTTCTCCACCTGTAGGTACACCTGCAACTAAACGATTGTCTGCATCGAAATAATACCCTGTAGGTGCATTAAATTTTAATAACGCACCTTTAGTTGCATATTTTGCATTGGTCGTTGTAAATGTTCCTATAGGTTGAGGTCGTTCTATTGTTCCGTCAAGTGAGTAAAAATATCCTGTTTCACTTGATGCATCAACTGAACTTGTTTTCCAATATAAAGTATTTCCCCCGCTTGTACCTGGATATGCATAACGAGTATAATTTTGAATGTAATATTGATTAGCACGATTTAGTGCAAGTACAGATGCTAAATCGTCTGTAAAAAATTGAATAATATCTGATGTATTGTTTACTTGTAACGTTAAAAATCCATCTGCGTCATCTTGGTATAATGCTCCGTCATCTCCAAACGAATTTGTGCTTGAATACTTTCCTGTTGGATCAAGCAAGTCTAAGTTTTTAGATACACCTACTGAACTTCTATTAATTGCTTTTGACTTAATAATAGAGTTATACAAAGTGTATGGGAAGTTTGTATAATCTTCACCATTAACCATTCGATTTTGTGTATAATATCTTGTCGGCGCTCTTTGTTTAATTTGTGCTAATGGTTCTCTTGCTTGTGCATTTGTTACTGCAACAGGCAATTGAAAATTTATAGATAAAGTTTGAGTACTGCCTGTTCGATCAACATAGTTAATAGAAACACTTACACCATTCATTTCAGAAGGATCAATAGTATATGTTAATGCATTACTTGATCTTACATATGCTCTAAAGTTACCTACGGGCATTTCTGAGAACACGCCGTCACCAAATACGTATGTGACTTGATCGTTTACACGTGAATTTACAGAAAATATTTTCTTGTCACTTGACTCAGTTTGTAAGTACGCATCAGCATAAACATTTTCTACTTGTGTCCATAAACCTAATGTATTATCTGCATTTAATTGATATAACCAAGTGTCAGTTTCATTGACACCCGCGACATCAACATTAATTGTTTGGTTTGAAATCTGTTGTTGGAAATTAAAATTAAAAGGAGTCAATGATCCTTGCTTAAAGAAAAACATAAATCCTGTATTAGGACTACCAAAACCTAATCTGTCATTTCTATATAACATATTAATTTTATTAGTAGGTTTAGGTGGAAGTTCATAGACATAATTTTCATCCATTGATGTCGCACTAACTAATTCAAAATTCATACCCTTACCGTCTACTTGTGAAGTAAAAGGTACAATAGGCATTGTTCCTTCTGGCAATCTTATTCCGTATTCACTTGTTCTAACACCTAAGATATCAGCACTGTTGCCAGGACGTCCTATTCTTTGCGAGTCTACCATAGCCGCATTGAATATCGTGTTCATCTGATCTAACCAATTAGTGTTCGAAGGATCATTCCAACTTATTGGAGTATTACTTAAATTGACACCATTTGCATCTCTAACATTTTCAGTTGTTCTGATAGAAGATACTTTTAGATAACCAGATGCACATGAGTTTCTTTTAGGTGTGTATCCAACTAAGTCTGCTAATTTTACTACAGAGTCTCTGCGTTCGGCCGTGTCGATGAAATTTTCACGTGTGTTTAAATCGTTTCTAAAGGCAAGACCTTGACCCATAAAAGCCATGACATCAAGTAGAGCAATGAACTCTGAACTTTCGATATAATCATTATAGGTTTCAGGATAATAAAGTCTAATATAGTCGATAAAACTTTTTCTTAGAGTTTCATAATCGTATGATCGAAAGTCTGCCTCACGAAAGGTTTCGTAGATTGCTTTCCAATCATTTACTCCAAAGAGTCCTGATTGCCTTGAACTTGTAGCCATAGTTTTTCCCTGTTTCAAGTATTTATCTTTATGGAAAAACCGACTTTTTTTATACTACTGAGGCAGTATTTGTTTCGGTGTCAAAGAATAATGCTAGGTCTCCAGCATTATTATATGGAGAAATAGAGAGTTGTACTTCTATTAAAATGCCATTATCTCTAGGAGAAACTAGTATTGTATTGATAGTAAGACGCGGATCTAATCCGGCAACTCGTCTAACTTCATTTTGTATGGCTGTTTGAACATCACTTGTGTTAGGATCAAAAACAAAATCCCATAAAGTAGTACCATAACTTGGTTTACCTACTTTTTCTCCTCGTCTAATGTTAAGTGCGTTAACTAAATCTTGTATAACAAGTTGTTCATCAGTTAATCTGAACTTTTTACCAAAGACTATAGGATTAGTTATACCGTTGGCCTCCCCATCAATAGCCGGAACAGGGTTAACTGTTCGTGCTTTGTCTGCATTTATTGTTGAAAAACCTATGTAAGTTGTCATAATACTATTTATACCCTATTATTTTAACTTCCAAGTAGTGCCATCATATACCCACTTAAGTACGCCGCCGCCTGTGAAGTCACCTGTAACATAGTTCTCATTGATTGTAATGACTCCTCCTCCACCATTACTGCCGTCGTTTTGATCTCCGGTGCCAACATTGTCTGTGGATCCATCTGATGTTAGTGGACCGTCTCCGGGATCTTCGCCTTCGACACTTTCAACTGTGTTTTCTGGAGCCGGATATCCTGTTATAACAGGTGTATAATCAGTAGAATTCTGCACAGCAAGATAATTAGGGGTCCTTATATTGTTCACATATGTTTTTGCAATAGTTGCTATTATGTTTGAGTATGTTGTATCATCATAATCATTAGGGTTCAAGCCCTGAATGCCTTCAAGTATTGCATCATTGAAATAATCTCGGTTTTCCGAGCCAGCAAGACCAGCGCCGGGTGTTAGTATACCATCATTATCCTGATCATCAGCATATCCAAAACCGCTCTGTAATATACCTAAACTACCAGACCAAGTCTTAAGACTAGATTCTATTTGACTAAATGGATTAGTTGCTGGGGTCACCGAATCGGCTACATCAATGTTGCTGAATAATTCTTCTGCGGCTTCGATTTTGGCTACTAAGTTTGTATAAGTAGGTGATGATGCGGCCGCTTGATATGCCGCTTCAGCCGCCGCAATTTCTTGTGAGCCTGCAGGGAATGTTGTTTGTACCTCAAATAGTTTTGCTTGTTTCTTAGCAATTCCTTTAGATAAAACACTTAATGTTTGTATGTCTTTTGATAGGTCTTTTCTTAATGCTAGTAAACTACTAGCCGCAGTGAGTGTACCTTGAGGTATTTCTCCTAATAAGTTAGGTCTAGGTACAATTGGATCTAACACACTATCTATTAAGGATGTAATAGAAGATCGATCATATGTATTGACTGCAACAACAGGTAGTTTAATAGTAGACCCTCCACCTGCAGTCAAAGATGACAACGCAGATTGCAGTGCGGCTGATGCTCCAGGACTTAACGCATTTGAAAGCGGTCCTTCTATAGCACCTGTCAATTGTTTTGACATAGAACTAAAAGTATCTTTGACATTTCCTAAACCAGTCCAGTCCTGGCTACCCCATACATCGGCGCCGACATCAGTGCCGGAGTATGCTATGGATCCTACTGACCTCAGACCGTCAGTAACATCTTCTATGCCGTCTGCAATTGGATTAACTACACCAACAGCATTGTTTACAACTGCTCCTGCTAGTTTTTGTCCACCGGGTAATTGACTTACACCTGATGCGATAGTTCCTGCAATTTTTGATGATTGTCCTTGTTGTACTTGTCTTGCCGCGGCTCCTAATGTTCCTTGAACTGCTAAGGTTGTTGGGTTGACTCCAGAAGCATTCAAGGCATTTATAGATTCGTTAATAGCGGCGACGGCCGATGGATCACCTGATGCGGCAATTGCGGCAACGGCGCCTGCTTGTGACGTTAACACACCTGTAATGGCTCCGAGTGATCCGGCTTCAAGTGCATCTGCCAAATCTGAATCGATTGAGTCAGGAACTGCTAAATCTAATCCCGTCATACCAGCACTTGCTCCGGCGACTCCGGCTGCGGCTGCGCCTGCAGTTGCTACTAAATCAACAGGAACGTCAGCAGGTAAAGAAGGGAATGAATTAACAATAGATTTAAATGATGATGCAGCCGCTCCTATATTTAAATCGGCGCCGACACCAGGTAAATCAAGACCACTGTTACTAAGTGTATCTAATGCTGACACAATACCACCGCCTGCACCAGATAAAGCAGATGTTATCATTGCTGATGATCCACTTTTCATTTTTGATAGTACTGCGGCTTTGGCACCTGAAACATTTAAATTACTTCCTTGACTTGCATAACTGGTAATTATGCTTCCTACATCTTGTGCATTTTCTGCTACATTTCCTTTATCTGCTAATGTTGTTGCTGTACCTTGTACGAGTGCTCCGATACCGCCTGAATTTTCTTTGCCTGTTATGGCTTTTATTTCTTGTAATGCTTTTTGTCCTTTCTGTAATACTTGTACTGAAGATTTTGCTTGTGCTCCGGTAGAATTTGTAAATTGTTCTAATGTATTAACACCCTCTTTTCCAGTAAAGGCTGTTGATGGCATAACTGATGATAATTTATCAGGGCTAATAAAGCCATCGAATGATCCATTTGTTTCTGTATTGTTACCTAAATTTCCGGAGTTAAGTCCAATTAAAGTGTTAACCATAGTGTCTGCACCCGGCTTAAGAATTCCACCTGCAGCCATTTGCGATGGGGTTTGACCAAATACACCTATAACGGCTGTTGATGCTGTAGTTGTCACTCCATTAACAACATCTGTTAGAACCGCTTTAAGTTGTCCTCCGGCCCCGCCCATACCGAAATCTGAAGCAGTATCTTGTGCTATGCTACCTAACATTTGTGCTGTAGCATTTTTGTCTATTGCATCACTGATGCTACCCACTTCACTAATTGTTGCGGCTGTTGAAGGGTTTGTTAAGGCTGTTGTTCCTCCTAAATCTCCCGCTAAGTCTGCATTTAAATCTGCTACTGTCGCTGGTGGTTCTGCAGGAAGTGCACCTTCTGCTGAAGGGTCAACTTGTACGTCTGCTCCCTGATTTGCATTCATCCAAGGCATATGAGCAGGCGCACGTGAAGTAATACTTGGAAGTTTTGCTAGTGCGGCGGCCCAGCCTTTTACATCATCGAACAATGTGTCTGGGTGCATAACAACTTCTATAGGCTCAACTTCATCTGGTGATAAACTTGCGGCGCCGTCGTTTAAATGTATTTTTGTACCTTCGTTAAAAATTTCAGCATCAGATTTTATTCCTACTTGCCCGGCGGCAGCCATTGCAAGTGCGGCGTCTGCTTTAAATTTTAAGTTTTGTAATGCATATAAACTGTAATCTTCTCCTACTCTTTGTTTAAATACCTTATCAGTATTCATTGTAGTATTTTCAGATGCGTTTATGTTTACATTTTTTGCATTTAAGTTAAGTGTTTCGTCTGCATGTAAGTTAAGATCTCCTTGAGTACGTAGGTTAATAGAGTTTGTACTAAAGACATCTACTGTACCTTCTTTTCCCAATTCAATATATGATTGTCCATTTGCATGTAAGATAGATAACATTTGTCCGTCATCACTCATTAATATTTGATGACCCAATGATGTACGTAATCTAATTAATTGATCTCTGCCAATGATGTCTCCATCATCCATAACGAGTGAGTGTCCACCTCGTCTTGTTACTACCCTAAAGTCTTGAGGATCATCTCCTAATTTACCTGCGATGTCTTCATCTGTTGCGCCGCCTATATAAACAGGCCTACCCGGAGTGCTTACACCCCAACCTACTCTACTTGATGCTTCTCTTGTTGCACTTGAGCCTATAGGACCTCTATACTTGTCTCTTAAAACACCTTGTTGTTGCATAATAGATGCAGTAAAACTATGAATTGGTTTTGCATCTTTTAAATAATTAACACCATCTGCAATGTCTTTGTTGTTTGTGTTGATATTAGTAGTAGGCAGTCGTGTAGCACCGCCATATGATGCCGCTTCTGCTCCGTTAAGAGTTACGTTTTCAGATGCACCTATTGCGGGTATCATTGACAATGTTTCTGGTTTAGGAACTGTTCCTATATAAAATCCATAGTTAGGATCACCATTAACAAATATACAAATAACTTGAGTTTGTTTGTCTGGTGGGGCATTCCATTGTCCATAAGAACTAGGGTTTTGAGTGTATGATCCATACTCTCCTATCTCGTCCGCACCTAAAGGCGCTGTTTGCCCTGCAAAGGTTGCAAGTCTACCTACCCATAACCAGTTGTTAGAATTGTATGCATCTTTGTCTAAATTTTCAGAAGGATAAACAGCAATACGTCCTTGGTGTGTAGGATCGACAGTACTCATTACCGTACAAAGAATAGGTACATCGATTACAGAGGCTACGCCCGCTCCGGGTTGATTCTTTTTTAATTTTCCTCTGGGTTTAAAAACATCAATAGCCATTATGTATCATCGTTTCCTTCGTTATTTTCACTTTCACCTTGTTCTTGTGCTCCTGCTTCATCTCCTGATGTTGCTATAGGTTCAGGATCTGCAAATGTATTAATTGCACAAGATAATTCTTGTGTAAATTTTCCTTCATTAAAGGTACTATCTATAGTTATGATTTTATAACTTACTCCTTTAATTGTTTGTTCTAGTTCCGTTGGATATCTAAAAAACAAAATAGAGTCATTAAGATCCATTACACCTGTTTCGCCATTGTAATCGATGGCTTCTTTAAAATCAATTTCAATAAAGACTTGTCCACCGTTTGCAGTCACTCTAAATCCATCGTCTCCATAAAATCTTTGATAAACACTATCTATTCCTCCCCGATGTTCTTGTACTAAAAAATCAGGGTCTCCTAATATTTTAATTTTTGCAGTAGCATAAGAATCAGGAGAGTAAAGACTTGTTACATATTCATTTTGCGATGATCTACCTCCACCTACAGCATTGAGTGATGGCATAGATGTCTTTTTGTTTGTTGCAACTGGAGTTTGTGCGGCTCCACCAGAGCCTCTACCTTTTTGATCGTTGTCTTCATTATTTAAATTTGCATTTCCTAATACTTCATTATAAAATAAATTATCTAATTTCTGTGAGTATTCTAAAATTTCTCTGTTTTCTCCAGACCACCAATATTCATATCTTTTATGGGGACCATAATAATCCTGTGCTGGGTTTGTAACACTCGTAGTAACAATAGGTGTTTCATATCTTTCTATTCTAAAAATAGTTTGGTATGCCCAATCAACCACAATACTATCCCATTTGGCTTTTTGAATAACCGGTGTTACTTTATACCAAGCAACTTTTGTATCACTGCCCGGATCTTCTTGTGGTTGTTCTCCTGTTGTCAAGTCGGGAGTAGCCTGACTTTTATAAATGGCTTTTAATGCGTCATACATATAACCACTACCCTTAAGAACTTCGTCAAAGATTTCTATAAATGTAGTATCGCCATTAAATATAATTTTTCTATGTGCATCGTCTGGTACTGCTGTTGCGGCGTCAGCATCAGTTGATTCATCTGTGTTTAATGCACCACCGTCTGGTCCACACCATTTACTTTTGTCTGTATCTGTAGGCAAAATAAGTCTAGCATCTTTAATAGCATCTACGCCATCTCCTATATACTCTACGGTATAAATATTTGGAAATTCTGCTTCGCCCTGATCAACTTTTTGTTGTTCGATTGCATTAAGTTGTGTAAATAATCCTACACCTGGTATTTCGTTGCCATTAGCATCGGTTGATCCTCCCTGCATGGCTTGATCAAATGTCTGACCAGAAATTGTTTTAGTTGAATCTATTCTGCCTCTTTTTGTACCAAATGCTTTTCCAGGAGATAATGCTACACCTGATAATGCATACCTTGTTGCTCCTCCCTCAATTGAAAATTTAATACCTGTAATACTTATATCATAATATGTTTGAAAAATAGAGTTGCCACTTGCGTTTGGATCTAATACATCGCCCTCGAAATCTTGGTCTCCGGATATTAAATTACCACTTGCGTCATAACCTAAAAATCTAACGCCTATAATAAAAAATTGTCTACTTGGATTTTCAACTTCTCCGTTACCTGAATATCCTGTTTCATTAAAATATGATTGTAACTGATCACTTGCTCTTTTTAATTTTGTGTTGAAAGAAAAACCATATGGCTCTATAATATCAAACGAGACTGAATAAGTGTTAGTTGAAGACTGAGTGGCAGCACCATTGATTGCTTGTTTTAGTTTAAAATTATCTATATAGTAATCTAAATCAAAACCGGGCGCCCGCTGAGATGAATCATTATTAATTCCACCTGATTGTGCAATTAAATATGCACCGCCTGTATTTTCTTGTCCTGATGCCTCTGATAGTGCATTAATTGATCTTCTACCTGTTGCATTAAAAGCATCATATGCATCTGGAGTAATCATATACAAACTTAATTGGTAAGTATAGGAAGACAACACTCCTAAAGGATTTTTTAATCTTCTGCCAGGTGCATCAGTTGGACTTGGCATTATATGCTCAATGCTCTTTTAAGAGTATCCATAGTAGGAACATATATTTTTGCTCCTGAAACAAAATTAAAATATGGATCAGGTCCTAATAAATTGGGATTACGTGCCGCAAACACCCACCACAACCGTGAATCATTATATAAATGTTCGGCTAACATATCAGGTCTAAATTCATATTGTGGAGTAATAGTAAAAGATGCATCTGATTGCAATCTAGGTATTTTTGGAAACGGTTCCATAATACCTAAATATTTGCCATCAACGACTGCTGTTCTATTATATGGACTTGAGGGTGGATATATATTATTTGTAGCCATTACCAAATTCCTGGTTTGTCATTTTGTGATCCGCGTAATAATTTTCCTGTTGCATATTCTTTAACACTAAAGTCATTACTAATTGTATTTCTACTAACAACAGGTACGCATGTGAGTGTTATTGTAATTTTTGTAGGAACATATGTGATTGCTTGATCTTCTGTGTCAATAAATGTTGCAGGAGGTCTGTTGCCACCTGGTTGCAGTTGACCACCTATTAAATTAAGATTAGATGTTGAAGATGAATCGGCTGTATTTGTTGCTCGGATATAATCAACATTATTAGGTAAGTTATAAGAAAAATTAGTAACAACAACAGGATGATTGTCTAATTGAAATGCTCCTAATCCATAAAAGAAACCTAATGGCGGAGGAGTTCCGTTTGTTGGGTTTTCATCTTGTCCATAAAACATTTTAGTCATTGCTTTGAAGAAATGTATTGATGCTAATAAGTAATTTGCTTCAAACGTATCTTGTGCTGTAAAGTCCGCAGTTACTGATACTTGTTCTACTGCACTATTCATATACTGTTGAATTCTAAAGTTTGTATGTGTTGGCAATACACCATCATAGTTTGCTACATAAGAAGTATTAATTGTAGGAGTATATGGAAAAACAACTCCGTCTGTTTTTGCTAGAGGAGCCATGATGCCAGGCGTATCAGCCTTATACAAATAATTAGCCGTTGATGCCAATGAAAGACGTACTCTCCAGTCGGCTAGTCTAACATCTGCGGCTGAGTTTGCTTGGTCTTCTGCTGACATATATGATTTCTCCGAATATTTCCCAAGACTTACCTATTTGTATAAATAGTAGTCTTACATGATATATTTATCTATTACAAAAACCACTAAATTTTACCCGTTCATGTTGCATTCGGGAAAGAAATCACATAGAATAGATATATCGACTCCATACTTGTCGAATTAACCACAATAGAGGAATATTAATGCCAGCACCACGCAAAACAACAAATTATCTTAATAACAAGGATATACTAAAAGAAATTCACAAAAGCAAATCATCATACTGCTATTTTACTAAAAAAGACTATCATCAATATGATCTAATTACCGATTTGGATCTTGCAAACGATGGTCAAGCAGGCATTGAAAAGAGTCTAACATGGGCACTTAAGCCTGAACAGATTCAACAAGCAAAAGAAAACAAAGCCGCACGTTTATCAGCAGAGCAGGGCTTGACTGGAAAAAACAAAATTGATCCAGAAACTATTGAAACAGATGGATTGATCTTTAGAGTTATGACTTGGGACCATATTCCTGTTGCACAAAAACAACCTAGAAAAGTTACTAAGAAAAAGAAAGCGGCAGACATTATTGATTTTGAAGACGATTTGAGTGCGAACCAAGATTTGTTTGCAGACATAGAAGACAAGAAAACAAAGAAAGAAGTTGAAGACTTGGTTCATGTAAAAGTTAACTTCCCTCCTTTTCAGCATTTTAGATTAGATGCTGAAACAATGTCTACACATTTAGTTGGTAAATCACATTGGAAAGGCGGTCTTAAAACTGGCAAGTTTACTGCAACAGACGGTAATCTTACAGACAAGTTAGCACGTATGTACATTATGTTGTGTGAAAAGTATGCTATGAAGTTTAACTGGCGTGGATATACTTATAATGACGAAATGAGACAAAGTGCTATTCTTCAGTTGACTTACGTAGGCTTAAGATTTAATGAAGCAAAGTCAGCAAATCCATTCGCATATTACACAGCGGCAATTACAAATAGTTTCTGTAGAGTTCTTAACTCTGAAAAACGTAACCAAAATATCAGAGACGATATTTTAGAAATGAACGGGTTGAATCCTTCGTTTACTAGACAAATGAAAGATTACAACGGTTTAGGTTACGAAAAGAAAGTAGAAGCATATTCTGAATAATTATTTTGGGCAAACAAGGCATCCATTTGTCTTGTTTTGCCTGTGCCTTTTGTGTACAATAGTAAGTATTGAATACTGGGAAAACTAATTATGTCAAATCTTTTTAAAAAGGCAGCCGTATTCACAGATATACACTTCGGTTTAAAAAGTAATAGTATACAACATAACCGAGACTGTAGTGATTTTGTGGACTGGTTTATTGAGAAATCAAAAGAAGAAGGCTGTGAAACATGTTTGTTCTTAGGTGATTGGAATCATCACAGAGCAAGTATTAATATGCACACCTTACAGTTTGGACTTAACGCATTAGAAAAACTAAACGATGCCTTTGAAAAAGTCTATTTTATAACAGGTAACCACGATCTTTATTACAGAGACAAACGTGATATTCATTCGGTCGAATGGGCGAAACATCTTAATAATGTAGTCATTGTCGATCACTTTATCGAAGAGGGTAATTGTGTTATTGCCCCATGGTTATGTGGCGATGATTATAAACTACTTAAAAAGAAGAAAGGTAAATATTTATTTGCTCACTTAGAGTTACCTCACTTTTATATGAATGCTATGATAGAAATGCCAGATCATGGTGAGACAAATGCTGACCATTTATCTCATTTTGAAACAGTATTTTCTGGGCATTTCCATAAACGTCAAGCAAGAAAAAATATTTGGTATATGGGCAATGCTTTCCCACACAACTATGCAGATGCTGGTGATGATGCCAGAGGCATGATGGTACTAGAATGGGATAAAGAACCCGAGTTTCATTCTTGGCCTAATCAACCTGTGTATAGAGTATACAAATTAAGTGAAGTTTTAGATAACCCAGAGGGGTTGCTAATTAAAAATGCTCATGTTAGAGTACATTTAGACATCGATATATCTTATGAAGAATCTAACTTTATAAGAGAACAATTGATTCCGCAATATGGGTTGAGAGAAATGTCATTGATTCCTGTTAAGTCTGATGAACATACACAAGACTTATCGCCAGGTGAAATTTCTTTTGAAAGTGTTGATTCAATTATTATCGAACAAATTAAAAACATAGAAAGTGACTTCTACGACAAAGGAGTACTATTGGAGATTTATCAGTCTATATGATCAATTTAAAACATGTAACTCTCAGAAACTTTTTAAGTGTAGGGTCAGTTACACAAGCAATTGACTTGCAGAATGAAGAACTAACCCTTATCTTAGGTGACAACTTAGACTTAGGTGGAGACGGTGCTAGAAATGGTACTGGTAAGACTACTATTATACAAGCAATCAGTTATGCATTGTATGGTGTTCCACTTAACAACATCAAACAAAACAATTTAATTAACAGAACTAACGGCAAGGGCATGATGGTCACATTAGACTTTGAAGCCAATGGCGTTGAATATCGTATTGAACGTGGTCGTAAACCTCATGGTCTCAAGTTCTTTATTAACGGAACAGAAGAAGAAGATAACGAAGCACAAGGCGAGAATAAAGAAACACAACAAGTTATCGAAGACATTATAGGCATGTCTTCAGTAATGTTTAGAAATGTTATTGCACTCAATACATATAGTCAACCGTTCTTAAGTATGACACAAGGACAGCAACGTGATATCATTGAACAGTTGCTGGGTATAACGTTGCTATCAGAAAAAGCAGAAAAGATTAAAATTATTATAAAAAACAATAAAGAAGAAATACAACAAGAACAATTTAAAGTTCAAGCCGTTGAAGAAGCAAACAAACGCATCGAAGAACAAATTAACAGTCTCAAGCAAAGAGAAAGGCTATGGACAGCAAAGACTAACGAAGATATTAATACATTAAAAGACAAGATTACTACGTTAGAAAAACTGGATATTGACACCGAATTACTTGGGCATAAACAACTTGCTGTCTATAATGCATTAGTGAAGGATCATGCAGATATCGACAAATTACTAGTGCGAACTCAGTCTGATATTGAACGAGAAAGCAAGTTAACGACCAAATATGAAAAAGAATTAAACATATTAAAACAAAACAAGTGTCACACGTGTGGTCAAGATATATGCGATGATACTCATACTAAAATTCTATCAGAAAAACAAGAAAGCCTTGACGAATCGACAAAACATGCAGAAGAACTAGCAGAGGTGTATGTAGAGTTAGAGAAAGAAAAACATGCTTTATTTGACATAGGTGAAAAGCCTGTTGTTTTTTATAGTTCTGAAGAAGAGGCTATTGAACACAAAAACAAAATTAAAGATTTATCAGCACAAATTGAACGTAAAGAACAAGAAGAAAATCCATATACGGATCAAATTTCTGAAATGGAATCTAGTGCCTTACAAGAAATAAACTTTGATAGAGTTAACGAATTATCACGTATAGGAGATCATCAGAAGTTCCTGTTAGACCTATTGACAAGTAAAGATTCATTTGTACGTAAAAAGATTATTGACCAAAACTTGTCATATTTAAATGCACGATTAACAAATTACTTAGACAAGATGGGTCTACCTCATCAAGTTGTATTCCAAAATGATCTATCTGTAGAAATTACAGAATTGGGCAGAGAATTAGACTTTGATAACTTGTCAAGAGGTGAACGAAATAGACTAATCTTAGGGTTGTCATTTGCGTTCAGAGACGTTTGGGAAAACTTATACTTCCCAATCAATACATTGTTTATTGACGAGTTAATTGACTCAGGGCTTGATACAATAGGTGTTGAGAATGCTATGGCTATCCTTAAAGACATGACACGTAGACGTAACAAGTCTGTTTGGTTAGTGTCACACAGAGAAGAATTAGCAGGAAGAGTTGCTAGTGTGTTACAAGTTATTAAAGAAAACGGCTTCACTACATACAACTCAACAAGAGAGTTGGAGGAGTTGTGAGTCTAGCCTTATGGCACTGGCACATTGAGATTAGCAGTAAATGCACTCTTAAGTGTCCTAGATGTCCTAGACAAGAAGTTCCTGATACATTAGTCAGTACTGAACTTAAACTAGATTTCTTTAAGCAAAACTTTCCTGCATTTTTTATATTAGAACATGTAGAAAAACTAACGTTCTGCGGTGACGATGGTGATCCTATCTATGCACATGACTTCTTAGAGGTCATCCAGTATTTTAAATCAATTAAGCCTAGTATAGCAATCATTATCGTCACTAATGGATCATATAAAAATGAAGACTGGTGGACGAGACTAGCAGAATTACTAGACGAACAAGATCAAATACACTTCAGTATCGATGGCTGGGACCATGAGAGCAATAATGTATATAGAATCAATTCTAATTGGTCTAGCATCATTACAGGCGTCTCTATCATCAATGATAAGTCTAATTGTTATACAGTATGGGACGCAATAGGCTTTAAGTTTAACGAAGATAAGATCGGCGACATGCAGAATTATGCCAGAGACTTGGGCTTTGATGCATTTCAGTTAACACGTAGTACAAAGTTCGGTAAAATATACGAAGACTCTTATGGGAAACAAGATGCTTTACAACCACGTGATGATCTGTTATCATCTAGTCATAGATTTGAAAGAGAAGTCTTTAAGTTTACAGATAAAACAATTAAAGAACCTTGGATGAAGACAAACATTAAGTTGTATGATGAATCTAAGTTAGTAGGAAATGAACGACCTCTATGTCATATCGGCAATAAAGGTAGTTACATTAATGCAAGAGGAGAATTTTATCCATGTTGTTGGGTTGCTACAAGGTACGGACACAACAATAAATGGAATGAAATTGGCAAGAAATATAATCTACATGAATTGAGATTACCCAAAATTGTAAAAGATAAATTTTGGGAAGCCGACTTTATACATGACTCTTACGAGTGTCAAACAAAATGTGCCCATCATAGGGTAGATAAAAATTATGCCACCGAGTGGTAAGGAGATAACTACATATAATGCCATCACCATCTAAGAACAAAGGATCAGGATTTGAACGAGAAGTTGCAAAATTTCTCAGTGAAACTTATGAAGAAAGTTTTATCCGTGCTCCTGGCTCTGGTGCTTATGTAGGTGGCAAGAATCAAAATCGTACAGAGATTTTGCATGAAGGACAAATCAGAAGTTTCAAAGGTGACATTGTTCCCGGAGAAAGTTTTCACAAGTTAAATGTAGAATGTAAGTTCTACGCAGATTTCCCTTTTCATCAACTTCTTTCTGGTTCATGCAGACAACTAGAAGAATGGCTCGACCAACTAATGGACGTGCATGATGAAGGGGATTTTGACGTTCTGTTTATGAAGTTTAATCGTAAAGGACGTTTTATATGTGTACCTAGTAGATACACATTTGTAAGTGATCAATTCATTTATTACACATCGGACAAACACAGTGACTGGGTAATATTTGGATGGGATCACTTTTTTAAATTCAATAAAGATATATTCAAAGC